TGTTGTCTAAACGTATCGCATAGAATTTATTTGTCCCGTTTTCACCTGCAGTTTGAATAAACCCTCCCATACTACCGCCGATACCAGAGATAGTAATAGGTACACCCGTAGTTATTAGGTTATCTACATCAGTTGTTACAATTGCCGTAGTAGCGGCTGAAATTCCAGTAATTTGATATTGGATAATGCCAGAGCTGGTCCAAGACAAATTACCTTGACCGTCTGTTTGTAATACGTATCCGTTGATACCACCAGTTAATTTGATATTAGCCGCATCACCCAAATGAACTCCATAGCTTGGTATGACTGTAATATTACTAGCATCTAGAACGTTACCACCGGCGTTAACCCATGTGTTCCCGTCCGCTCCCAGAACCATTATTTGTCCTGGATAAGTATTGGCTAAGTTAAGTGCAGTATTAGCACCACCTTCTAATTTAGCGTATTGAAGTGTAGATACTTCGGTTAATATTTCAACTTGCGTAGTTGTACTGTTGTTCGCAGGAGGATGTAATAGAGGATCATTACCAATATACAGCTTTTGCTCGTCTGTAGCAAACCCTAGTTCGCCCTCAGACAGTTGAGGCAAATCTACATTTGCCCCTGTACGGTGTTGAATTTTCGAAATCTGAATTATAGCCATAGTATATTTTTCTTAAGGAAAGATTATATACTATTTATCAATCTAAAGTAGATTGGTCTAGACAAATTTCAAATAGAATCCCTCACAACGTTTGAACCACATGTCTGTGTACTTGTCAAATTCAGCACCCTCAACAATGAATTCTTGGTATTCATTGGCTGCTGAACACATGAAAATGACACCCTTGCGTATCTTTGTTCCATGTACTTCATTGTGTGCATTAGCATAGGCTGCTAACTGAACAAAATAGTCATCAATCCACTCACGTTTTTTCGGTTTGTTTGTCTGTTTGTGATCCATGATAGCTTCTGCATTATCATGTATGCCACACAAGTCAGTTGTGCCAGCATAGATTGAGGGAAAATACAATGGAACTTCTGTTCCCCAGTATTCATTACATTTAGATAGCCCTTGAGCAATAATGCTACTAGCCATTGCATGACTTTGAATGCTATATGGATTGCTTCCGGGTGTGCCAATCTCACCTGTCTTAACGTAATCTTCAAGCCACTTGTGCATACGTGTGCCTCGTCCTGCGGCTTCTGTTGTAATTGCTTGTGCTTGAACTGCACCCACTCGTTTACGCCAGTTTTGTAATGCTTGTTTAGATTCTTCTGACTTAGTAGCGTCTAAGATTGTTGTAACTGATGGGAGTTTGTTACCGTCAGGTGTTGCATATCTACGACCTTCAGGTGTATCAATGCGTTTTAATGATTCGTATTTGAATTTATTGGGGTTATACATATAATCAATTATAGTCGATTATAGTCCAATTGTCAATTCTATTTGGCTGCTTTTTTAGCCATTTGAGCAACAATTTGCTCTGACTCGTCCGGATCTGTTGGTTGTTTTGCTAACACTTGACCTCTGAATATAACTTTATCATCTTCAATGTCTTTGATAAAGTGAACTAATGGTTCTTTTTTGATAATGTCATAGATATCACTTTTATCAATTACGATTTGATTATTGTTTAATAATTGTAAGAATGCATTTGTACTCATTGGATCTTCTGAGTTTGCATTTTGAAGGTCGGATTGAAGTTGACTCGTTACCGCAGTCAACTTCACTCTTAACGGATCATTATTATCAAACTCAAAAAGACGCATTATCTTTTTGCTCGGCCTACGCTTGTTGGTTCTGCTTCTGGTTCTTCTTCAGGCATTTCAGGAGGCATTTCAGCACCCATATCAGCACCCATTTCTTCACCGCCCATTGGCATCTCAGCACCCATTTCAGGAGCACCCATACCGCCCATTCCATCATCCATGCCGAAACCACCACCTTGACCTGTTACAACACCTAGTGCGGCTTGTAAACTTGTCTTAGCTTGTGTCAATGCGGCTTGCAATGTAGTAAGAGCTTCGTTAGATTGTGAACTGAATTGCTCACCTTCGTTAGTACCAATTTCGCTGTTAACGCTATCGATAACTGCTGGTAATTCTTTAACTAGCATATCAGAAACTTCTTCAACCATTTTCTGTACGCTGTCAACCATGTCCTTAACTGCAAGAACAACTTGTGATTTCTCAACTTCTTCGTTCTCAACAACGATACGGCTGTTGTACATTGGTTGCGCTCTTAGTTCACCATAGTGATGAGATAGGGCTTGCTCCATGAAAACAAGTTTCAAGTAAGCTGGGTTTTGTTCGCTAGAATGAATAGCGTTTGACTGTCTAGTCTCGCTGATTAAACCTTTTACTTTACGTAACATGGTTCTTGTGTTTGACATAGACAAATTGTCAAAGTTCAACGAGGTGTTGAAGTTCTCTTTTAGAGCTTGCTTAGCCATCATTGATGGTTTACGGTTAAATTCGGTTAGTTTCATAGGTATTCCTAAAGTACGATAATGTATTTATCTTTCTTCAAATAAAATTAAAGAGAAGATTCCTTAAATTTATTTAGCTGCCAGCGTTTAGTTTGAATCATATAACTATTTAATTCCTCTAGAATTATTTGCTTTTTGTATCTGGCCTCAGCAAGTCTATTGTATCTTAAAAAGTCTAACTTAGACTTTTTCTTAGCATTTTCAGCGGATTTGATGACAACATCTAAGCTTGCTAATTGAGTATCTAGGTCTCTGACACGATTTTCTTCATAGATTAAATTGCGCTTATCTAGTACAACCCAGGTCACTGCATACTGAAGGGAAGAGAATGTGTTGACTGTATCCGTACTCATTTTAGCTACTTTAAATCCAGTTGGGATAGCAGTTATCTCATACTGCTCAAATAGTTTGTAAGAATTCCCGTCTTTATAAACAGCTTTATCTTTTAACCTGTTTAGATTTTCTGCACTGAATAATCTATTGAAGGATTCAAAAAGTCTTTTTTCATTCATGTGAAAGAACCTCAAAGTAAATATTACGTAATTCCGGAGTAGTGTCTAAAAAATCAGGTAGTGTGATTTGTTTGTCGCTCAATCTTATCATGGGTACTCCAACACAGTCAACATCCAATGCACCTAGTTCTTTTTCATTTTCAGTAAAAACTCCAGAATGATTAATGTAAAAATCAAAACTCCAAACACTACATGGTTCGGTAGGGTCTATTAAAAACCCAAATTTATCAAATTCTTCTAAGTTTACTGACGTTTGTATTGTATTTGTTATATTCTCTGGTTGTGCCCTGAGAGAAATTACCTGTACGATAGTGTCTAAATTACACTGTGTATTTCTTTTATTCTCCCACTCTGACAACTCTTTAGTAGTCATGTCAAGTGGAGGTCTGCGACTTGTAATACCTGTTTTTGTGATATCAAACAGTGTGTAGCATCTAATATTTGTTCCCATACAGTATTTAATAGAGGTAAAAAAACCCAAGAATAAATCTTGGGTTTTTGTTTAACATATTAACTAATTAAGCTAATTTGAAACCGTTGTTTGCTACTGTAGCACCAGACAAGTCGTAACCGTCAACAGTACCTAAAGCTTGAATAGCTGCTTGCAAGTCAGAAGCTGCCCATGCGCCAACTGGGTAAGTAGCAATGCTAACTTGACCTGTTGTAGCTTCAGTTTGATAGAAATGTACTGTTGCTAATTGTGTAATGCACTTGATAGCCGCATCAACTGCTTGATTTACGCCCATATCGCCTGCAACATCTGCACCCAAGTCTAACTTGAAGAATGCAAGATGTGGACCTTGAATCATTACTGGAACGCCAGTAGTTGAAGAACCTGAACCATTGCGTGTGTCGATTGCGAATACTGGTTTTGTATCGCCGTGTACTTGTAAATTGTTATTTGCCATTTTATTTTTCCTTTAAAAGTTTGAACCATATAGGCTCTACTTTTATTTATGCCATTCGTAAAAAAACTCGGGTTTAGAACAAATTTCCGCCTTTTTCTAGCTTCTGCATTACAACTTGTTGTTCTTTATTGCTTAAATTTCTCAATGCGGCTAGTACTTGTTCCCCATCTGAACTCAATGGAATATCAGCCGCAGAATGTGTTTGGGTGAACTTACTACGTTCACTACTATAATATTGGTCAAAAATTGCTGAACCTAGATTTTCTAAATCAGGTGAATAATTTTCTCCGTTAGCAATTTTCTGTGCTATTGTTTGACTAACACTTTTAACTTGACCAACTAAATTACCAAGATTCCCTGACATATAGCTTTGAATGCCCTTTTCAATCGTACTTGCATACTGCTGAATAAGTTGGTCAGTGGCCTGATCCTCATTGATTATTCGTGTGTACAGGCGTTCAAAGTCAATAGATTCTTTGGGTCTCGCTCTATATGTTTGCGGGACAATAATCTGTCCCGGCGGTGGAATTGGCTGACCCTGCTGTTGTGCTTGCTGTGCAGCCTGTTGCTGTGCTTGTTGTTGTTGAATTTTTAAAAGATCGTCTTTAACTGCTTCTGAAGTAGATGATATGAATCCTATCATTTTCTGCATAAAAGTACCTACAAATTTTTGCTTGGCTATACTTTTTTGTACTGTTCCCACTTCTCCTTGAGATGCATCAAATCCTATCGCTCGGGCAAATGCTGTCCCCAAAGTTCCTGCTGTTTGTCCCGCAGATCCGGCTACTGCCCCTAATCCTCTGCCTAGCAAGCCTGCAGTGGCTCGCCCAGCAGTTTTTAATGAATCACCGATGCCTTCATCTAAATCATTCAGCTTCATTAGGTTTTCTCAAACTGTTAGAGAATCTAGTCTGATCCTTAGATTTAATAGCATTAAGTAGCTTACGTTCCAATACTGCGGCACGTTCAGGATCGTAATGTTTATTAATCATTTCAATGAGGTTTATTGCGCTAGTGATGATATTATGGGCACGGCTTTCAATGACATGTTTGGTGTCACGATTGCTTCCAAGTGATTCTAATTCTTCTAATAGACTACGGGTTTTTCGTTCCATAATATTCGGTTCCTAATTATATTTATCACTTACGCATTGCATTAAGCATAGCTTTTAATCTTGCGCCCTGTACGTCTACAACGACTTTCTTATGGTCCTCAGCGATTGTTCCGCTGTCAAAAGGGGCATCATTGGTCAATGTAGATTGGGGCTTTAATTGACTCATAATGTCATTAGGACTAGGGGCGGGTCTGTATTTTGCTTGTTGCTCTGCATACCCGTCAGGATCATCGTCAGTAATACGCATAGTTTCAACGTTATAGTCTAAATCAATCTTTTGTCCTACCCCAGTAGAACTACGACTTTTCATACATTGAATTCCGTATTTCCCGCGTTCTTTCATACTTCGACTTGTAAAGATACCAAACACATTATCCGCTGTATTAATTTTACTGATGCCACCTGCAATATGACTATGGTCAAACTCAATTTCTTCAACCGCACTACGATTCAACTGACTTGCGGTAACCATAAGTATTCCCAACTCTTTAGACAAATTACGCAATTCCTCACTGACATATTTGTCTTTAATAAACTGGTCGTTGGGATTGACTTTGACAGATACGGGCATCACCAAATCAAGATAGTCAATCATTACAAAGTCAACTTTAATGCCAGTTTGAATTTGCACTTCTTTTAAATAACTACGAATATCGTTCACATTACTCTGTGCGGGCAATCCTTTAACACGATATTCCCCAGATTTCTTTCCAGCTATTTTAACCTTAAGTTCAGTGCTATCGATATCTTTGCGAATATCTTTGGTACTCATCATAGTCAACATAGCATCAGTTCTCAATGAAGTTAATTCCTCACTCAATTCTAAACTAACGTATACCCCACTTAGTCCCATTTGTAACCAGTTCAGTGCAATGTTCATCATCACAAGTGACTTGCCTGATCCTGAACCACCCGCAAAGATATTCAATTCACCACGACTAAAGCCGCCGTATAACAATCTATCAAGTTGAGGCCAGCCTGTACTTTGTTGTCCACCTGCATTAAAGTATTTGTTTAATCGTGCTTTAGGGTCAGCAAAGTAATCTGTACCCATGTCTCGTTGCAAACTAATCTGCACTGCATCTTTGATTAATTTTTCAACGGGACCAAAATCATTCTTTTCAAGCAAGTCGGCTGCTTTAAGAATCGCACGTTCTAATTCTTGTCTTTTAGTAAATGCCTCAAACTCTACTAGAAACCATTCAGTATGTTTATCACCAAAATCTTCAATCAACTCAAGTTCTACACCGGTTGTTGCTTTGATTTGTGTCACGTCAGGTAATATACTGTACTTACCGCTGTACTCTTTCATAAACTCAGCCACTGGTCTAAGTGACTTATCAAAGTTATCAGCATTCATAATGTTCATAACTCTAGTATATAACTCTGCATTGGTCATCATCATTTGCAGAAAGAGCCGCTGAACTTCTGTGTTATAATCCTTTAACAATCTGTTTCCTTCTCATCTCAATTTTAATTTTACTTGTTGTTGCACTTTGTAATATACTTAGTAACGTAGGGACTTTGCCATATCTTATTACTGCATCGTTTACATCTTTGATATCATCTTCCCAATCAGGTAAACTAACACTGTATCCCAATCCAAGTGCCGTATCACATATTTCTAATCCGGGCTTGTCCCTATCAGGAACCATAATAATTTGTCTGTTCAATTGTCTTAGTACTTGTGCTTGTTCTGGACTGATGTTATTGTGTGTCAATGCACAACCATCAATACTCAATGCATCAAAGATACCCTCAACAAGAATACAAGTTTGCCATTCTGGTTTCTGTAAATCATACCCAAACACATAACCTACTTGTTGATTCTCAGTGATGAACTTAGGCTTACGGTCATCTAAGTATCTGCTAGTGTGTCCCACTATCTTGTTATTGTATGTAAACGGGATAATCACACGATTACTATTGCGACCTTCATCATTAGGTGTCACATAGAATTTGTGTTTGTTTACATCAATGCTACGTTTGTTAAGATAGTCAACAAAGACCTTGTGTTTTTCGTTGTTAACATCTAACACATCACAATCGGGCAATTCTTTTGCTTGTAGATTGATTGGTTTGACTTTTTTAAACTTTCGTGTGAAATCTAATAAGTCTTTGTTCTGTAAACTTTCTAAGCTCCAACGTTGTATTTGAATTTCGTCTATACCAGACCACATCAATAACTCTTTAACACGTTTGGTTATACTACGACCCAATTCAAAGTGACAACTATATCCACAGTTAAAGCAATTGTACGTCCAGTTGTTACTGTCTACGAATTTGATTCCACCGCGCATTCTGCGGTCGTTCTTATGCCCGCGCTTATCACAACAAATGGCATTGAAGCTGTGCCAGCCACCCATTGTTGTTTTCTTTTTACCAGGAATAATAGATAATATGTCGAACATGTTACAAGTATAACATATTTTCAGTACAAAAGCAACTTGCTTTGGCTTATCTTGTGTAGATTTGGGTTGCGTCTCCGCCCGTACTTACAAACTTAACACGCATATATGGGTGATATCCGATGATGTTAAAACTAGTACATTCCGTTTTATTGGTGTAGGTGGCGGGACTATCGATATCATACCAATCTGTATCAGCAACTGAGGAACCTTGAATTTGAACGGTGCCTGAATAGTTAGTAAAGTAAACTTGTGCAGTGACATTGAATCCTTCTCTGGCAGAGAAAATACTGCTGTAGTAAGTTACAGCAGGACCTGTATTAGTTGGAAGTTGATGGTTAGGAATATTGATTAGATTAGAAGGGGTAAAGTTTGGCATCACTCCGTCTATAACTTGAATCTTACCTCTGACACCTGAATTCTGATCCACAAACACAGGTAAATCTGTTGTACCATCAGACATTTCAATAGTATAATGACAGAACTGAGAATCGATACCTAGCAAATCAGTAGCAATAGTTTCTAACTGTACGATTCCGTTTAATGCGACAACCGTAGTTAACGCTTTACTAAATAGTAGTTTAGTTTCGTCATCGTTTATAATTCTGAAAGATAACTCTTTACCGGTTACGTTGATAGGTTTTTGATCCTGATTAATCAGTTGGAATTGAAGCTTATTGTCAACTCCTTTATGTAGTTTTAGGGTGTTTGCGTACACGGTTTTATATCTCCTAATTGAATTGCCGGACATCATCACTATAGTTTCTCTAGGGATGTAAAAATAAACGGATGTTGAATACACGATGTTTGGTCCTTTGTAGTATTTATGACGACCTAAATATAAAAATATTATGGTTAAATCACCCAGATAAATATCCGAGACACAACATATAATGCAAACTGACTTCTTCAAAAATCTAAGCGAAAATCACCCCTTTATCACTGTATGCTCCTATAGTAATCAGGACTATGTAGGTATCATACAAAACAGGGATGATGTTGTCACCACTATCTATGATTACGGGGCTATAATTCACAGCGAATTACGTGAAAAGTTCCTAGAACTCGGGGACATTTGGTGGTGGGAAAGTAATAGATTGATACCTATTAATATGTTCCTCAAAGATGAATGGACGATATTTAAACCCTACTTACGTACATTCAACAATAAAAGTCTCACAATAATTCACGGACCAATATGTAGTATGAGTGAATTAGGACGTAGAAAATCTAAAAGACGTAGCATCACATTAGTCAAACGCTTGTACTAATTTCTTTCTCCAACAAATTCATGTGAACTGCTACTAGCCAAGCATAACCAATTGCATGTGCTTTCTTAAAACTATATCCCCCGTCATTCTTCTCCCACACACTTTCCCCAACTTCTTTCCAAGTCTGACCAATCAAATGTTTCTTTGCGGGACGAATAACTGCTAGCATCATAGCAAGTCTAGGGATACTGTCAACGGGTTCAGGCATCTTTAACATGCTATTGTAATGATTACTTAAATGAACCAACTTACTTACAAACTCAGGATTACGCAATAGCTTCCAATTAGGATCTACCATTAAGTCAATCAGTTCCATTTCACTTTGTATTTGACTGTATACGTGAACATTCAATAAATCTAACTTAAGATAGCTACGACTTTCTGCCTCAGTGTAATCAATGTTAGCCATGTCATTAATTGCATCGTAGGGCACTTCAGTAACATATACACCTGAGTTATGTTTACGTATAGGATTTACATTACGCATTGCCGCAGGCGTGTGCTTTATATGCTCTAATATCTTGCTACGGTCACCAAAGTCAATGTCAATATCAAAGTTCATCGTGGCTGTACCAATCCTGCTTTCATTAATTTCATATATGCTTGCTGTACAACAATAGCCTGTCGTTCGGCATCTTCTACTGCTTTGTGAGTGGTAACATGTCCACCATCTTTAAGACTAACACCCGCAATATCAAACAATGTACGTGTGTCTCTAACATTATAATAGGCCCAGGGTGCTAATTGATTATGTTGCCTCCAAGCATGTTCCATAACAACAATGTCAAAAGGAGCGCCATGACTCCATGGTTTACCTTGATTCCAACAGAACTTATATAACTTCTCCATACACTCTTTGAATGACATTCTGTCACGATCACCTAGTGCTTCTTCTTGTGCTGCCTCACTTTGTGTACCCCACCAACGTAAGGTATCTTCATTGATGGTACGATTATAGGTTTCTGTTTGATCCTCAATAGTAGGTCTTAGTTCAATCTTATCTAAGATACCAGAACCTCTTGGATCAAATAATACTGCACCAATGGTTAGAATAACACAATCAGGCGTTGTATTCAAACTCTCAATGTCAATCATAATATCTGCCATGTTACCACCTTAATTCTTTCAATAAACTTTTAACTTCGTTGACTTTTTCTGCATCTTTAGAAAACTTCATTGCCCACTTAACTGGATTGATGTATTCATACACAATCTTGATTTGGTCTGGTGTTAATTCATCTAACAGTTTAACACCACTTTCACTTTGATACAAGACCCATGGGCTAATCTTACCCGTTGTTATTGCATACAATATCTTGTTACGATTACCATAACGTAGTACATCATTTGGTTCAATGCTTTGTGCAGTTGCCATATCCAAACATGTTTCAGCACTGCGATGTACTGCATCTAAAGGATTTTCTATTGCCAAATACTCAATCAAAAATTTGTTGTAGTTTGTATCTGTTGCCCATGTATCAATCTTGATGTTTTCTTTCAATAGATAATCAACATATCTAGGAACATTCAATGCATTGATTTCTACGCAATAGTTACCAAACTTAGCAAATGCCGTATAGTATGCACTTTTGATATAGTCCTCATACAGTCTTGGCTTCTTGCTTGTGCTATGTCTTGTATAGAACTGTAACCAGCTTTGAAAGCCTATGCGATTACCATGCTTGTCACGTTCTAGCCAACGATGCTTGTATTCACAGATATGCTTAAGCAACGTAGTCTCCTTAATGAAACTACGTTTACAAAACTCACAACTGTTCGCAGGATCAATTGCCGTTGTCTTTTTCGTACTGCTTGATATCTTCATCGGTAACAATCTGTGATAGTGTTTCAATGTCCTCAATCTTTAACTGAGGGAATTTCTTTGCTAGATATACTTTTGTCTTTTGTGTGTCAACAAACACGCCTGCTAATGCTTTGCGGTCATCATCACTTGACTTAGGATAAATCTTAGCGTAATAATCTGATACGTCTTTTGCCTTGGGTACTTCTTTTAGCTGTGATACTTTATTTGATAGATGAGGTATCCACTGATGAAACTGTTTGCCCATGCCAGGACTTGCCGCACATAACATATACCATTGTAGTTTAGGATGACCTGAAATAGTACCATCTAACATGTGTACGTTTGCATTTAGATTAGTGCTTTGTAAATAGTAACTTTGCAACATACCATCACCCTTGACTGCACTCATCCAATGAATCATCATATAGGGAGTGAACTTTTTCTTTTGTTCAGGGGTCAGTCTATCGTAATAGCCATAATCTTTCTTGTCCAATGCAGTAATAGCCTCGAACAAGTCAAAGTCTATGCTATCAAACTTTTCATCTGTCGGTACTGATTTCTTTGTTGCCATTAGAACGCCTGACTATAATCCACAATCTCACAATTTCTACTTACTTCTTTTACAAAATAAACACAACGGGGTTTATATCCATCTTCAATTGGGATACAGAGAAACTGTCCGTTTTTTAGTCGGGGTGCATACCAAGTAACATCGTGGTATATGTCTAATATCTCAATGTCTAAAAAGCTTGGTTTGAAACTTGTCAATGGATTGAATTCAAATACTTTGAATCCTCTGTCATTAATGCTTGTTAATGGAAGTGTTTCTAAATCACCTAGTTCAGGTTCACCAATCAGTATTTGCCAATCAACAGGCATTTTAATTGTAGCATTACCAATACGTAATACTAATGCGGCGCTATTGAAACTCTCTAAAAAGATTAGCGGGATATAATGATAGTCAACGTTAGAAGGATTACTATTATCAAGAATTGCGAATCGTAAATCATCTATTTCTTCCGGCAGTGTTTCAAGATTGTATGTCTCATTGTCTAATGTTAAAATTTTCATAGATATATTATAACATCCTTTTACTTGTATGTCAACTTTTCTATAGCAAATGGGTAGTTTGCTTCACGATAAAACTCTTTGCGTTTAGTTAAATGTCTTTTTGCGAATTTGCAGGAGCTTGTGAGGTCCCATATTTGGACGAAATCTTTGTCATCCGCTTTTCTAATACCCCTACCAATGCTCTGGATGACTCTAACAAAGCTCTTGCCAGGTTCAATAAGAACAAGGTTGAATATTCGTGGTATGTTGATACCAACCGCTGCCACACCGTAGGTTGCAACGATAATTTTGTTTGTGCTTGTCGCAATTTCATCGTATTCCTCTTTTCTTTCTGTCATGTTTGTATTACCCGAAACAAACACAGC